TTCAGCCTCAGACTGAGCGACTTCCTGCTTGGCAAGGTTAGTAGCAACCTGAGCCTTCTTGTCAGCATTGGCCTGACGGATGTCACGATCAGCCTCAGCTTCAGCGACCTTAGCTTCCTTGTCGGCATTAGCCTTAGCCACATTGGTCTCCTTGTCTGCATTGGCCTGGGCAACACTGGTTTCCTTCTCGGCGATAGCGCGAGCGACATTGGTCTCCTTCTCAGCCTTAGCCTGCTCAACACCAGTGATACGTTCCTTTTCAGCCTGAGCGATAGCAAGGTCTCGATTCTTGTTCGCATCAGCAACCTTGGACTTCTCTTCAGCATCAGCGTTAGCAATTGCAATCTCCTTCTCCTTGTTCTCACCAGCAATCTTGGACTTACCAAGTTTCTCCTGTTCAGCGATACGGAACAGAGCTTCATTCTCTGTACGGGCAGCAGCTTCCTTACCCATATTGACGATGATGTTAGCAGCATCCTGGATATTGATGATGTTGATGTTCATCAGCTTCAGACCGTACTTCTTAAGTTCATTGGTCACGTTCTCGGTAATCATCTGCTGGAACTTCTCACGGTCAGTGTTCATTTCAGAGATAGTCAACCGAGCGATGACGATACGCATCTGACCATAAATGACCTCAGAAACAAGCTTCTCAATGTCTCGCGGTTCCATTCCGAGCAAGCGTTCAGCAGCGGTCTGCATCATTGCATCTTCAGTGTCGATAGCAACAGTAAGGTTGGTAGGAACGTCAACACGGATGTTCTCAGCAGAAAGAGCTCCCTTGAAATCAAGGTTCATCTGAATAGGCTGCAAGGACATGGTAGCATAACCCTGAATAATAGGCCACACAAAGGTACCTTTACCATGAACAATCTTCGCAGAGCGGATAGAGTCTTTCCCTCCCTTTCCGGTTTTACCGTACTTGATAAGGATTTCGTTTGGCTTACACTTCACATAATGAGTAATGACGACAAACGTGGAAGCGATGAGGACGGCGATGATGACGCCAATCAGAATAGCGATGTTAACACTAATACCCATAATAATTGTTATTGTTAAAAATTAGTAATTAATTGTTTATTCTTCAGTATTCACTTTGGCAGAAGGAGTGCAATACAATACAGTATTCGCGGCAGATGTGATATAAACCCTCGAAATGAATGCATAATCACCAGTTTTGAAGTCTTCTGAAATATACCCCGTATCTGGACGAGTAATGAGTTCGGTGATACGACCATCCTGTTCAATCTGCAAGATGATGATACCGTTGCCTACCGTGTATACCTGTCCTTGTCGTCCAACTAAATCAGTCGGTTTCTCATGTACAGTAGTCCCCTCAAGCTTCATACAAGCTCGATAGACAAGCAGCAGCAAGAACAAAGTCACCAGGCCGACGCCGATTGCAAGACCAGCATACCAACCTTTAAGCCCGAACAATGCCCAAGATGTAGAGAAACCTACACCGAAATTGACGAGGCCCTTAAGAGAGAAAAAGTCAGATGCAGAGAACCCAAAGCCATCGACATTGACATCAGCATCAGCAACTCCGTCACCGTCGAAATCAAGACCGCCATCAGCATCTACATCACCACCAATAAGAGCAAGGATAACCTTGACTGCAAAAATAGCAAGGAAGCACAATGCAACCCAAGCACCAGTAGGATCTGCAATAATAGAAATAAGAGGAATCATAAAATCAATATATTAAAATTTACAATACAAATATATGTAATTTAGTTGTTAGTTGAAAATATTTTTTATGATTCTGGGATTTCATCAAGAAGATCAGGTTTAAGAGCAGTGCAACCGCCATCGGCTTCAAATCGATTTTTGTATTCTTTTGCTTTGTTCAAATACCACTCTTCTTTCTTAAGGTCTTGTTCGATAGGAGTTTCTGGCTTCTCACCAAGACGCAACCTATATTTAAATGCAGTCATTTCACACCAAAGAGCTGTTGCTTCAGTTCCAAAAACTCTTCTCAAAATCTCAATCGCCTCAATATCATACTTGTTGTAATGAGACGGATGGTTCACCATTTCGTAATCTTTTGCCATATTCTATAAAATATATTCTTTTTCTTTTTATTGATATCTTTAATAATACTTCTTACTACTTCTCCGTAGCACTGACTAGGAGATAAAGGATCTGAGAAATAAAAATCATCGCCGTAATATGCTTTAATCAGTTCTACTGAAATTTTATTGTATATAGTCAATTGATTTCTATAAGCGTGATATTCATATTCTTCTATAAGCATTAATTTGTCATCACGCTCTGCTTGCTCAAATTCTATATTATCAAACCACTTACAAAATATATCATAATCACCATCACCCATATCACTTAATCATATTAAGATATTCATCTTCAGTGAACTTAGAAATTCCTAACTCATTGGCTTTCTTAATCTTAGCAGCACCTGCTTTTTCACCAACAATAAGAAATGTCAATCCTTTAGATATTCCAGATGCATATGTACCACCATTTGCAATAACAGATGCTTTGATTTCATCTCTAGAGAAGTTCTTCAAAGTACCCGTCGCAAGAATAGTCATTCCAAAAAGTTTATTTCCTTGTGTAGCAGGTTTATCAAATTTTGTATTGAAATATTTGTAAACATTCTGAAGTTCTTCTTTTTCAGATGTCATATAATTATATAGATTATTTCCTGCAACTTCACCAAGAACACCAACGACATCGTTTAATGATGCATTTTCTATTTCTTCAATAGAACCAAATCTCTCAAGAAGTTTCTTGGTATTTACCTTTCCAATACCTGCAATACCAAGAGACATCAAAACATTTTCTGCTTTTGCTTTGCTTCTTGAATTCATCAATTCATCAACAATATTTCTTGCAACAACTGGTCCACAGCCTGCATATTGCAATTGTTCTGTAGTAAGATTATATAAATCCCACCAATTTCTGATATTAAGTACAGGAACAATCTTTCGGAGAGTCTTTTCAGACAATCCATCAATATTCATGCACTCCTTAGTTACAAAATAATTTAATTTTGCAATTCTTCTTTCTTCGCAATCAGGATTGCTACAATAAAGATGAGCACCATCTTCAAGGAGTCTTACTATCGGAGCTCCACAAAACGGACAAACAGTCGGTTCTTCAATTTTAATAGCTTTCATTAATTAGCAGGAGTATATATGTTACACAATGTTTTTAATTTTTCCTTATCAAAAGGTTTACTCATATCAGTACATTGATATTCTTCATTCCATAAAGGGTCATCAGAACCAAGTTCAAGAATTCTATTATGAATCTGTTCATCATATTTCTTTCTCAAAAGAGAATTGGTTCTCTGTATTTCATCAAACCTATGTGATTGAGCGGTAGTTCCATCCCTTCTCGTTGTATTGTTTCCTTCATGTTGAATATATAAAACTTTATCAACAATAGAAATTTTTCCATACAAAAATGTGCGAATCAACAAATCCATATCATCAAGAACTGACAACTCTATATTATGACCGCCAATCTTATGATAAAATTCTTTTTTCCAACATCTAACGTGATTAGGAAGAGCATGAATTCCTCTGACAGAAACTGCATTAACGAGTGCAGTCAATGCAATATTTCTTTCTTGGCCCATTACAAATACTTTTCTGTATTCACCAAGACCATAAGCAAAATTCTCAGAATAATAGATTTCATGACCATTTACTTCTTCCATTGCGTGAGAATAAACAAAATCACTGTCAGGATATGCAGTAAAAGTATTATTCAATTGTTCAAGACAATCTGGAAGAAGTTCATCATCATGGTCTACTTCAACAAGATAATCTCCATCACAAGCAGAAGCAATCATATGCTTGTTGAAACCAATATTTCCGTGATTAGTGACATTCTTGAATACTATAATTCTTGGGTCATGGAAATGTTCAATCATTTCAGAAGTAGCAGGAGAAGTACTGTCATCAAGAATATACCAATTCCAATTGTGATAAGTTTGATTTAACAAAGACTCATAAAGTCTTACAAACATCTTTTTTGGAGTATTGAATGTGCAAGTAAAAATTGAAAATAATTTTACTTCTTGCGGACGTTCTCTATTGATATTATTAAGAAATACTCCAATAATTGCTCTTGCTAAAGTATCAGGTTCAAAAGTATCTTTGTGAATCCATTTCTTTCTGAACTCAAATGACATTTCATTAAGAGGTTTGAAATCAATATTTTCACCTATTGTGATGATACAGTCAAATCCTTTTGCTTTATTAAGTTCGGACAAAAGATTGTTAGTATTTTTAATGATATGAAAATCAAATCCTTTCTCACCATAATACCACTTATACTCTGGGTCAGTTGCAGTAGTGACCAAAGAATAATCATGTTCATCTGCGAGAGGGTCAATGATAAATGCCGAAATTCTATTCTTCATTATTCTAATTCTATATTTTCAGTAAGGCAGCGCTCATAGTCAACACCTGTGACTTTCGGAATTACAGCTCCTCCTTTCTCTACAAAGACGTAAGCACCTATCTGTAGATTCAATTGATTAATATAGTCAATGTTGTTCAAGGAGGCTTTAGATACAGTAGAACCGTCAATTTCAACAGGTTCGAGAATTCCTACGGGAGTAAGCTTACCTGTCCGTCCCATCTGCCACTCAACGTCAAGAAGCTTAGTAGAAGCAGATTCTTGTTTGAACTTGAAAGCCTTAGCCCATTTAGGTACCTTCTGTGTATAACCAAGTTGAAGTTGTTTCTCAATTGAGTCAAATTTGATTACACAACCGTCCATGCAGTAATCCTGCTTCTTCAAAAATCTATCTTCAAATTCTTTGATAAATGTAAGAACAGTGTGTTGGTCAAGTGCAAGCCAGTAATTAGGTACATTGAAACCAAAAATATTTGCTACAGTAAGAGCTTTCGCTTGCCTGTCAAGATAAAGTTTATTGAACTTATCATCTTCATCAACGAATACAGCAAACGGCATAAACAAAAGTTTACGACTAGCTGTCACTTTCGGGTCAAGCTGTTTAATAGAACCCGCAGCGCAGTTTCTCTCATTTGCAAACAAAGGAAGACCTTGTTCTTCACGTTCTTTATTGATTCTTTTGAATTCTGTTTTTGACATCAGAATCTCACCACGAATTTCAACATACTTAGGAATATAAATATCCTGAAAATGATAGTCATTAACTACATCTGGATATATCATTCCATCTTCATTTTTATTTCCGTTAATTCTTAACTTCAAAGGAATAGATCTGATAGTTTTTACATTTTCAAGAATATTGTCACCTTTAAGACCAGAACCTCTAGTAGAAGCAGAGACAAGAATACCATCAACATAAATGAGAGAACAAGAAACACCATCATATTTAGGTTCAACTATCCAAGTATTGAATCCGTCATCTACAGATTCCATCCAAGACTTAAGCTCTTCCATATCATAGCAATTTGCAATAGAGCCCATGATACGTTTTCTTTCAACTGTAGTGAAGCCATCTTGCAAATCAGAACCTACACGTTGAGTCGGAGAGTAAGGAAGAATATAACCAGTCTCTGCCTCAAGCTCTTCCAACTGCTTCATTTTCATATCAAACATATAGTCTGACATGGTCGGTTCACATTTTACATAATAATCATAATTCGCCTTGTTAAGTTCTTCAACAAGGTCTTCAATCAAACCATTTTTACTAATATCCATAACAAATATTGTATATTAGAATATTATTAGTTATTTTACAAAATTTCCGTCTTTAACAATCCAGTCACCTTCATCTTCAAACATCTCATAAAGGTCCTTCTTTGTATTCCAGTCTTCTGCTGTTTTCAGATATTCAGGAATTTTATCACAGCATTCAAACACATTGAAACGGTAATCTTTTGTCTTAATTACATAAGCATTCTTGACAGTTTTCTGAAGAGACTCATCTTCACAGTATTTCTTAAATTCCTGTTCAATGGTGTCATATTTGTCAAGTCTCGTTTTAAAACAAACATGATTTCCACCGTAATCTTCAATAAAGAAAATATAGTGGTCTACAGTAGCAGAAACGTTTTCATCGAGCTTAAGTTTATCTTTAAATACATCTGAAATCTTTAAATCAAATCCTTTCCGTTCAAGAATGACATTGATAGTATTCATTTTAGACATAAATACTCTATCATGTGCAATCTCATGTGAACATCTCTTGTAACGTTCTTCAGAAACATGAGAGTCTTGCCACAAATGAATCATCTCATGAATAAGAATTTCCTGAATCTGCCGTTCAGTAAATACAAAATACCTGCAGAAAGCAATATCATGAATATTACCGTTCTTCGTTGGTTTATCACGATGACGAGAAAATCCTGCAGCATAAGCAAGACGATGAAACATAAAATTTATTTTGTTTGCTCTTGGAAGAGAATTGTTAAAGAGCAAAGCATTGAATAATTCATAATTTGATTTGATATTTTCAAGGTCTTTCTTATTCATAATTATAAATATACTTAAATTTTGTTGAATTTATTTGTGTATGATATTCTTTTTCCTTTGTAGCACTAAGCAATACAGAAGAAACCAGTATTGTGTCTTTACCCGAATAAACTAAAAATTTATTAGAATCAGAAATATATTGATAGTAAGAACAATAATCTTTAACAAACGGAAGAAAATAATCTCTCCATCTTTCAAGAAGTTCATCTGCTGCACCTCTTGATATTTCTGCAAAAACTTTTTGAAAATTAAAAGATGTGTATATTTTTTCTAGAAATATGAATGGATATACAGGATTAAAAATAAAACTATTGAAATCTTTTAAATTTTTCATATATATCGGACTAGGTTCATACGGATATATCAAACTTTTTTGATGTCTTGTCGTTTGTGTTGGAGCTCTACTAATATAATCTTGCTGTAATGTCATTGGCTTTCTTTCATAAAGACCAAATTCACCATAAGCAAAACCTTGTCCTTGTGTTCTAAGTATATTTTTCACATAATCATAATATTCTTCCTTTGTATAAATAACAGTATTATTTGAAGAAAATCTCTTACCTAAGAAAATATCTTCAAACAATATCTTATCTTCTTCAGAAACAATATTTTCAATATAATTTTTAAATATATCTACTAAATTCAGTACTTCCATATACTTTTAATTTAAACAAATATATGAAAAAAATCTCAGACAATAAAAACTTATTGCCTGAGAACAAAGAATATATAGAGATAGAAACCTTTTACTTAGTGGAATTTTTACCACCTATGGTAGTTGTTTGCCACTCGCCTTCCAATCCCTTAGTCGTATACCCTGGTACAAATCCCGGGAAAGCTGTACCTCGAGTAGTTACTTTACCCATGTGCGCATTATCAAGTGCCTTCCGCATACCGGCATATGATGCTGGATGATCAGATAAATTACCTTGAGGAATCAGACGTGGTGCGCCAACATCTACAGGTTTCATGTGTTCATTACTCATAATATTATATACATAACTTTTTATATTTATTACAAAAATAAAAATAAAAGTTTATCGTCTTCCTCCACGATGTTGATTTCCATTAGGTCTGTGATTTTCACCAGGTCTTGGACCAGGTTGTGGCTTCGGTGGAGGTGGTGCTGGACGATACCTTGGAAGAGGCATTGGTCTTGGACGATAATGTAATCTTGTATGATTATATGGAATAATTGTTCTTTCATAATAAAAATCATAAATTCTTCTATACAAAACGTGATTTCTAATTGCTCCTGTATCTCTATCAACATATTTGTAAATACCTGTAATGTCAATTACACCATTCAAATACATCTGATACAATTCAGGAAAATGATTCTTCAATACTTCCATCATTTCAGAATGATTTCTATAATAGTACTTCATAAAATGATATTTGACTTTGTAATCAACTGTACCATTTTCAAGAACAACTTCTTTCATAGAATCAACATCCAAAACTCCTTCCATATAATATGTATAAAGTTGAGGATAATGATTTGCAAGTACATAAGAAATCTCGTCCATCTCATTGACTCTTCTCTGATTTACATAAGATGCTGTTGCACAAGATATGAAAATCATTGATGAAATCAATATGAGTAACAAACTAAATTTTTTCATAGTTAACGATCTTTGTAATTTTTCTCTAGCCAAGTTTGATATGTTCCTGAAATAACATTATTCAACCAGTCTTCATTGTCTAAATACCATTTAACAGTTTTTTCAATTCCGGTATCAAATGTTTCTTCTGGCTTCCAGCCAAGTTCATTCTGCAATTTACTTGAATCTATAGCATATCTCAAATCATGGCCTTTTCTATCTGTTACAAATTGTATGCTAGACTCATAAGTTCTAACCCACAACGGCTCAGGATTTGTAAAATATCTGCTATGACTTCTAAGTTGCCTTTCATGTGCAAATACTTTAATAATCTTCTTGATTATATCAATATTACTCATTTCATGATTTCCACCAACATTGTAAGTTTCACCCGACTTTCCCTTATGAAAAATAACATCAATTGCAGCAGCATGATCTTCAACATATAACCAATCTCTTACATTTTCACCTGTTCCATAAACCGGTATTTCTTCATGATTCTTCAACTTGTTTATTACAAGCGGAATAAGTTTTTCAGGGAATTGATTTGGACCGTAATTGTTACTGCAATTGCTTATTGTGGCATTCATCCCGTAAGTGTCATGATAAGCTTTTACTATATGGTCTGAACTTGCTTTACTTGCAGAATACGGTGAATGAGGATTATATGGAGTCGTCTCTGTGAACTTGTGTTCCGGGTTCATATCAAGAGCTCCATAAACTTCATCTGTAGAGACGTGATGAAACCTATGAATTGAAAGGTTGTCTTTCCACTTAGAAAGAGCGACATCCAGAAGGCGATAAGTTCCAACGACATTGGTATTGATAAACTCACCAGGATCAAGGATGCTTCTATCAACATGACTCTCTGCAGCAAGATTGATTACATCAGTCACATTATATAAGTCAAATGCTGTCTGAATATTGGACTTGTCAGCGATATCTCCCCAAAAAAACTTGTAGTTATTGCAGTTCTCAATATCTTTCAAATTCTCAAGATTTCCTGCATAAGTAAGTTTATCAAAATTAATAATCAAATAATTAGGATAGTTTTTGACGAATCTCCTAACAACGTGACTACCGATGAAGCCTGCTCCACCGGTAATCATTATAACTCTATCAAACATAAAATCTAAATACTTTTTCTACTACTTTATCAACAGATGTTGCCCACTGAGGAATAAATGCATTATAAATGTTAATAACTTTGTCTTTTGATAGCAAACCAAACTTAGGTCTCTCAACATTTGTAGGATAGTCTGATGTCTTGCAAGGTTTGATTACTCCTCCAAAAAACATTGACCTCTTAACAGCTTCTCTCTTGTATGCAGCAAGAACCTCACAAGCAAAATCATACCAAGTTGTATAACCTAAATTTGAAAAATGATAAATTCCTGATGTAAATGGTACAGTGTTAGACGAATCGCTAACAATGACATCAGTAACAATGAATTTTGCCAAATCTCCAGCATAAGTAGGAGTTCCGAACTGGTCATCAACAACATTCATTTCTTTGTTGTCCTTCATATTCTGAAGAGTAGTCAATACAAAATTCTTTCCATATTCAGAATATAACCAAGATGTTCTAATAATCATATACTCAAGGTCTCCTCTCTTTGCAACATTTTGAATCTCTGTCTCACCAAGAAGTTTTGTTCTTCCATAAGTGTTAAGAGGACCTGTAGAAGAATCTTCAGTCTTTAAATCAGGACTACCATCAAATACATAATCAGTTGAAATATGAATAAGACGTGTTTTTGACTTTTCACAAGCTTCAGCAAGAAGCTTAGGACCATATCCATTTGCAAGAACAGCTGCATCTTCATTGTTAGTACAACCACCAACATTTGTATAAGCAGCACAATTGATTACATAATCATAATCACCATCTTCAACATATTTCTTTACATGAATAGAATCTGAAATATTCATTTCAGGCAAATCTACTGCATCATATTCAAAAGAATCTCCGTAATTCTTTATAGAATCAATAATACACTTGCCAAGTTGGCCATTGGCACCAGTGATAAGAATTTTAGTTTTCTGCATAATAATCTATATTATAATCAAATAAATTGTTTTCGTCTATATCTCCCCAAGTAGGATGAGAGCAGTCCTTCTTAGATAAAATAATAGCTCCATCATATGCTTTTTCCCAATCAATTCCCGCAGAATTCCAATCAAGTGCAGCTTCAGATTCTTTATCATAAGGATTATCACACTTGTATTGGAAGATTGTATCATCTTTCAATGCAATAAATCCGTGAGCAAATCCACGAGGAATGAAAAATTGTTTATGATTATCTTCAGTAAGAAATACACCTACATATTTTCCAAAAGTAGGAGAGCCCTTTCTAATATCTACTGCAACATCATAGACTGCTCCCTTTACTACTCTAACGAGCTTTGACTGTGCAAATGGTGGTTTTTGCCAATGAAGACCTCTGATAACTCCAGCTCTTGATTTACTTTCATTATCTTGAACAAAAGTTGTGTTGCAAACTAATTCTCTAAACTGCTTGTCATTAAACGATTCAAAGAAATAACCTCTGTCATCTTTAAAAATATCTGGGTCAATTACATATACACCAGGAATTTCTTGTTCTGTTACTTTCATACAATTATAACTATACTATTCTTTAAAATTGTATAAAATATATGAACAAAATATTAAACAAAAAAGGAATCTTTTTCAGATTCCTTTCTTTTACATTCCAAGATCTGGTGGTGGAGCTTGTGGTAATTCTCCTGGACCTGCTCCCATATCTGGTGCTTCTTCTGGACTGCCAGTTTCTTCTGGGCCTCCGCCCATATCCATTTCTCCTCCCATGTCCGGGCCTCCGCCCATATCCATTCCGCCGCCAAGGTCCATACCTCCCATATCTCCACCAGGACCGCCTGGACCTGCACCTGCTCGAGCTTCCTTCTGAGCTTTCTCTGCTTTCTTCTTTTCATCTTCAAGCATCTTCTGATTAAGTGCCCAGTCATCATCAGTGAAACTCAAATATCTTTGCAGCAAGAACTTCATACTGAATACGGGAGTTTGGTCTGGATTTTGAAGTTGTGCCAATGTTTGGACTATACCCGTTCCTTGCTCCAGGATAGCTTTTTCCTTTGCTAAAGCAAATACATTCTCTTCAACAAACTCTAATCCCAAGGCATTTTTTAAGATATTGCTTGATGCAAATTCTGGATGTTTCAAACAGAATTGGTTCCACATTGGCTTCAAAAGAAGTTCCTTGATAATATCACGAATTCTTCCTATGAACAAGCTATACTTGTATTCTTCTCTTGTCATATTGCTGTTATCAGGAACAACAGAAACTTCTTGTCCATCAAACAACATATTGAATCTATCTTTAGGAAGTCTTGTTTCAATCATAAATCTCTGCCAGAACCATTTCAAAGTTTCAGTAGAATTCAAATCATGACCTTCAACACCAAGTTCTGAAATTTCAGTTTGCTGACCATCTTTACTTGGAAATACAAAGTTCTTTGCAAATGCAAATTTAGGTTGACCATTGACAGTAATTTCACCGGACATATTGTCAATGTTAATATCTTCTTTGTATCTTGACTCAAGTTCACGAAGTCTTGTCTTAATTCTTTGTTCTGATTGAGTTCCTACAGGAACAACAATTTTAATTCTCTTCTGTGCATTCTGAATATTCCAAATAATATGAGAATTCTCAAGTGTGCGAAGCATATTGAAAGAGTGGATAAGTCTTTCACAATATGATAAGTGTGATACGAAACTATTCTTCGCCCATGAAATATAGATAACATTCGTATCAGGAAGGATTCTCTCTTTTGTACTGTCACCCTTGTACTGAATCCAGACCTTGTATTCATTTCCAAAAGCATCTGTTTTAATTTCAGGTTGCAATGTAATAGGGTCAAGTTCTTGGAAACCAACTATATCAGTAGCCTTTGTTCCTTCTTTATTGGATGAATAAATTATTTCAAATGCAAGGAAACCGTCAATCAAGAATTTCTTAACATAAGACCATGCATCATTTCCTTCATTAAAATGAAATAAGTGATATACTCTTCTATATGCTAAATTGATACCGTCTACAATTTCTTTACCATTCTCTTTCTTAAGAATTGATTTCAACTGTTTTGTATTCGGATATGCGAAGTAATGCATATCATCATTAACTATAGTCTCATCAGCAATTGTTTCAAGTACATAATTGATTTCACCTTGAAGTGCAAACTTTCTAAGAAAATCACGACGCATCTGATAAGATTGGTCATAATATGCAATATAGTCATTTTGACCTGCAATATTAGCATGCTTTCTGTATTCATCATTATCATATATCATTTGGTTGGTGAGATTGTCATTCATGGCAGTCTCATCAGCACCAATACCTCTCATCTGTTTGATAAGAGAGCTATTCCATTTAATGCCAATTGCAGACAAATTAAGAAGATTAGACTCTAGCTTTCTTCTTGCATTTCCGTCAGTATCATTCTTATTGTCTAAGGTTTTTAATATGTATCTCTTAGGCATTATAACATAATTTCATTTTTATATTTATTTGTCCTTTCTTATGATAGACTCTTGCACTACAGCTAAATTTGCACCTCTAATTGAATCTGTAAATACTAAATAAGGAATATAATCCCAAACATCATATTCAATGAGACGAATATTTTCTATTGCACTCTTCTTGTATTTTCTGTATGCCTTTGATATTGGAACTCCACACATACCATCAAATACTTTAAGCAATTCTTTTCTTCTTGCCTCATCAATTAAATTCATCATTAATGAATTACTAAGTTGCAATCCTTCATTATAAATTCCATAAGAATAAAAATCAGGATTTGATTTTGCAATTACATCAAGCAACCTACCTCTTACATCATTAGGAAGAAGATTGAAATTTATTCCATATATATAATTGTCATCAACATTTGTACAGAATATAATAGGAACATAATCTCTAAATTCATATTTTCCTTCTTTATCAATATGTTCAGAATTATACTTAAATGTATAAATTAAAGATGGCAATACATTCTTTGTATAATCTTCCATATGTAAACCTGTAACTTGTTTTGATTTATATGGCCCTCTTAAATTTTTATCAAGTGTATCTGTTACAAGATATTCAAATGCTAATTTTTCAAGAGTTCTCTTATCAAGATTATTTCTATATCTATCGTAAAATCCCATATTAAATTATTCCCATTTTTTGAAGTGTAACTTCTGTAAATACTCTAAATTCAATTCCTCTTTCTTCACACCAAGCAACTGCAGCCTTCCACTTTGCATTGTTCTGTAGATAAGTTCTTGCTGCTTCATTAAATCTTTTTTGTTCTTGTAATTTTGCTCCGACAGGAGGAGGAACAGGTCTCTCTGTTTGATATTTCGGTTTTATTTCAATGAACATCTTTTTTGTCTTTGTTCCATCTTCATCATCATCTGCTCTAATCTCAAGATAAAAATCTGGATAATAATTGTTTATTGGCCAATTTGCCGGGTCAAGAGGAGAAGAATTATATTTTCTGCAAGCATCTAAGTCAACAGCTGCAGGATTCTTATATTGAATTGAAGCAGTCTCACAGCCCCACTCAATAACAGCAGGATTGTCATCACACCAACGAGCAAATGCCATTTCCCAAGCTGAACGGTAAATAACTTCACCTCCAACTACTTTACTTGGATTTTTTGGAACATAGACACCTTGATGTGGTTTTCCTGATTTCTCCTCATTCATTACATTTGGTCTATGAGATTTTTTATATGCTAAGGTACTCATTGTTGTAATTCTTCTTTTTTAATTAAATTTTCAAAGTATCTTACTGTATTTTCAAATACTCTAATTTTTGCAGCGTCTTCTGGTTTATTCTCTATTTTCAACAATCTAACTTTTGCTTTTGCTAAATCCAATTCAAAATAGTAATTAACTTTAAACCAGTTTCCAGTATGTGAAATAGAATCTTTATGTATTCTGTATATCAATAATTTATCTTTAAGCTTGTATGCAGTTCCTCCAAAAGAAAAGAATTCTGTCCAAAACATATAATCTCCATAACTCGAATATTTAAATTTCAATTTATACTTAAGCAAAATATCTCTTCTTATACAAGAGCATTGATTACACCAAGATAATGGATGAAATACGTGTTCTAAAGCAGGAGATTCATTAAATTTGTCTGTCATTTCATCACTAGGAAATACATCAAACCATCGTCTTTTCAAATCTGGCCATACTTCTTTTGATTCATCTGGATTTTCTAATTGCCCGGTTAAGCTATTAGACCATTTTGGAATAACTGTACTGCAACAAGCATCATATTCATGATGAGAATCCATAAACTCTACATACTTTTCAATCAATGTTTTATCAGGTATATCATCTCCGTCTAAACGAATAATATATTCTGTATCACAAAGTTGATATGATAAATTGTGTGCATCAATATATGGCTTTGTCTTGTCTGTGCAATTTATATATAACTTAAATCTTTCATCTTGTTTGCAAAACATTTCATAAATAATCTGAATACTGTTGTCAGTTGACCAGTCATCAACAATATAGCACACAAAATCTTTGTAAGTTTGTGTCTGGATAGCTTTGAGTGTAGGAATTATAAAATTTTCTACATTATGTACAGCCATTGCAATTCCAACCTTCATCATCTCAAATCCATTATAAAATATGTTTCACCTACACCGTTGTTATATCTTAAATATGCTCTCCAAACCTCATCTTGATTTCTTGCATAAACAACATGATTTCCAGTCTGTATCGCATATTCCAAAAATATAGCAAACATTGTATCATCTATATGCTCTTCAGTAAATACAAAAGTATGTCCTTTAACACAATTCATAACAGATATGACCTGTGTCATCAGAGCATATACTTGTTTAGTAGAATTATTAAATTGAATAACATTGTAAGAATTAAGTATATCTTTCCATTTTTCTCCTATCTTATGCATATCTTGTGAATTGATAAAGAATGCATTGATATACTTTTCTATAGAGAAATTGGATTCATTTTCACATAGAAAATAATTTGATGTGTTCAAAGTAGGAGTTCCATCAGGCCAACCTCTACTTGCTTTCTTAATCCATTCATCAAATGATTTTGTATAGTAATGCTTCACATAACCGCATCTATATTTAGGAGGAAAATGAGTATGTGATTGATAATCAACTACATGTAATCCTCCAATATTGTATTTAACTGGATTTGAACACATTGGAATATGTGAACCGTTAAACCAACAATTTTGAAATCTATCATATCCTCCTCTCAATATTGATTTGACAAATACATTTTCTTTGAACATCAATATCGGTTTAACAGGCTCTAGAAATCTTTCTTGTACTGAACCATCTTCTTTATGATATTTTCCATTACTTCCATATACAATCCAATTAAAAGATATTGCATCTTCTTGAATTGTATCTAAAAATTCCTTTATGTTATTATATACACCCAATTCAAGAAATTCATCAGCATCAAAATATCCACACCATTTGTAATTTCCTTCATGTGCAAACATAGAATATATCTGAACTTGAAAGGAGTCAAATCCTCTGCAATCAAATATTTCTACTGTTTTATTTTCAATATAGTCTTTCAACAAAGTTTCTACAGAAGCATCATCATTATTATCACATATAATAACTTTGTCAAATCCTAAATTAAGATAATGATCTACATATTCTATTAGATAATCATTTTCTCCTTTTGCACATGTAAATACAAGATACTTTTCTGCATCATCTGGGTCTTTATGATAGTATCTATCTATTTTATCTGTATGAAAATGATACACTTCGTTCATTACTTTTTAATTTGATTTATCAATTCCTCAATTCTTATTCTATTATTTATAGCATAAATAATTGAGTCAATTGTTTTTATAGTTTCCAACATATACTTTGCATGTTGGTCAAGAAGCTCAATTTGATATTTTTCATCTTTTAAATCAGCATCAATTTGCGCGTTGATTGCAGCCTCAGAAGAATACCTAATTTGTGCTTGCGTTTTATAATAATTGTATTTTTGTGAATACTTAAATTTATATTCTCTGCTCAAGTATGAAATTTTAGACAACAGCCCAAAATAATAATCAAGAGAATCTTGTCTTCTTGAATATATGACATTTTGCAGGTCTGGTAGATCTGCAAAATTTTTCATTTTTCCATTGAGTTCAGTAATCAAACTTGACCATTTCTGCTGATGCTCAAGAATGTAATCTTCTAAAGTTTGTGGTTTCTGCTCTTCCATCAATCACAAAGATTTTTATATTTTATCTTTTCTTCTTTATACTTTTTTACTTGTTCATAATCTTTTTGCAAAGCAAATCTGGTTTCTTTAAATTCTGACAATTTTGCCATAATATCATAGGGCACAAAGTAAAAATCAGAAGTAGAAGATGCATTTGTTTTATAATCACAATGAATAGATTTTTCTGTATTTGACTTATATAATCTTCCTCCACAAGCAAGTACATTCCACCAAAAAATATAATCACCTAATCCGTATGATATATACTTTGGATGATATTTATCATAAAATGATTTTCTTATAGATGAAGAAGGATTTGACCAAATAACAGTATTTCCACAATATGAATAAGCGTTGTTTTTATTAAACCAATCTAATTCTTCTTTACTGTGTGCATCTGCAAAGTCTTTGTCTTCTTCATATGTCAATTCAATTATTTCTCCATTTACAACTTTGCATCTTTTCATTTTTGTAGAAAATGCATCTATAGCTGAATGTGTATTTAAGAATTCAACATGAAACTTTAAATAATCCTCATATAAAATATCATCTGCATCTATTCTGAACAAGTATTCTCCGTTTGCATATTCATAAGATAAATTGTGTGAATCAATATACTTGTTTGTTGTTATATTTACAAACAACTTAAATCTATTATCTTTCAAACAATACTCTTCAAGAATAATTTTTGCAGTATTATCTGTAGAATGGTCATCTACTATAATAACCTCAAAATCAGTATATGTCTGTTTGATAATAGAATCTAATGTTTTTCGTATACTTAATTCGTTATTATATGTTCCTATGCAAATACTAACTAACATTATTCCACAGTATCACTTTCAAGGAATTCATCAATGTCAGATGCAGCATCTTGTGAAGGAAGTTCAAATGAAGGACGAATTATAGTTTCATCAAGATTATGAAGCACTTCATCAGTCAATACTTTACTTGTCCACAATTCTGTAATAGGAAGTTCTTCTCCAAGATGTTTAACGATAATCTTTCTACTCTTCTGTGTTGCACCAATCTTAGGAAAAGCATATTTTGTTTCACCGTTAAACTCAAATATTTTAACAGTTTCTTTGTCCTTGTCACTAAGCTTATCATATTCCTTTTGGGTCAATAAAATTCCTTCCATAATTCCAGAATTTTCCCATGTCAAATACGCTTCAAGACCAACGTAAGGATTAGGCGCTTTGAAGAAAGGAATATTAAACTTAACCTTCTGTGGAATAGTAAATCTTGATTTCTCAGGTTTTGCTGTAACAATGACACCAGTCTTTGTAAAATCACCAATCTTCTTCTCTGCGATCTTATCAGATTCTTTGTCATCAAGCTTTGCGGTTGAAAGCATCAAAGTGACTGAAGAATTGTATTGAATACCAGAGCCACCAGAAACTACACTCTTAGAGAACAAATCCTGTGTTTGATAAATGTGAGAGCAAACAATCATTGGTGCTTGAGCACGTGCAAGAGCAGTAGCATTTGTTCTGAACAAAGCTTTAATCTCTTGTTGTTTTGTCATATCTCTCTTTTGATTGGCTTCAAGAGTATCTGTCAATTCCTTTGTGGAGGTGAGGTTTCCAAGAGAATCAAGGACAAATATCAATTTCGGCCTAGATTCCTCAGGTTGTTCATTTACTTTCTTCAGGAGGTTTGCCATGAATGTACTTACCTCTGAAATAGTAGTAACTTGTTTAATAACAAACTTTGTCGCATCACAACCAAGTCTCTCAATAAAATCTTTGTCAATTGCTCCTTCAGAATCCATATAAACTGGTGTATATCCTTTCTTCTGCGCTTCACGACAAACAGAAACTGCAAGATAAGATTTACCTGCACCTGGAGCACCTGCAAGAGTTGTAACTCTACCAGATGGAATTCCTTTGAACAAAGAACCTGTCATACAAGCATTAAGAATATAACTTCCTGAATTAATATATTCTTTGATGACAGCTGTCTTGCTCTCAGAAAGAATTTCTGCAGAATTATCAACAGAACTAATTAAATCAAATACTGACATTTCTTTATCAGTAGTTGTTATAGATGATTTTTTTGCCATAAACTAATAATTAACAATTTAATATTTTATCAAAAAAATAAGAAGTATATTTCTTTTATGAAATAACTTCTTCATAAAGGTATTCATTTTCCTTTATTTTTCTTTTTACCACTTCATCTGCATCAATTTTAACAAAACACAACCCAGGAGGAGATGATAAAAAATCAACTATACCGCTTTCTGCTACAAAAATATTTGGAACAAATTGTATTGATGTATCAATTCCTGCATAGTATTCATACAAAGCTTTATTCAAATAAGATTCTTCATTTACTTTTGGTATATAGTGATAGTCTTTAAGGTCTTTACCTATCAAATACTCTATTTTTGTACACAACTTATTAAATTCTTTTGGTGCAGCAGCACAGAAGCAAGCACCTATCCATAAAAATTCAGAATAAGGAATGTATGAAGCTTTTGTATTATCTGTTTCTTGTAAAGTTTGAACACATTTTATGTCATAATATGGATTTTGACCAGGTATATAAATTTCATCATGAATTGCTTTAGCATACATAATATGATATGATATAAGTACCTTTCCTGTTTTAAAATGATTACTTATATTTGTCCAAAAGTCAGCAGGTCTTTCAATAAAAGAACCGTCAGCATCAACAAATATAGTAGCATCTGCATCATAGTCTAAAACTCCTTTAATATATGAAAACTTCATATAATTTACTATCGGATACGGAAGTTGATATATTTTATGTACATTGAACTTCAAAAATGATTCATTCCTAAATTTCTCGAAATACTCCAGATTATCAGTAAGTATATCTATTATCTTCTGTGACCCAGGAAATAAATTATCTAATGACGCAAAAAGCTTATCTGCAAAGTTGCAATAAACACTTGTTGCTATATAAACTAATTGTATAGTCATAATTACTTAAATTCTATTAAGTTTTCTTTTATGTAGTCAACAAAATTAAAAAAGTTTTTAAGGTCTTCTGGAAGATACAAATAGGAAATTATGTGTCTGTAATTAGCATAAAAATCATTTTCAGGGTCTTCATAATCTCTAAAGTCATCAAAGAAGAATTCAGACATTCCTTTTGCTCTTTGTTGAATAATAGAGGGAGTTTTCAACGGAAGATAATTTCCTGGAAAATCCTCTGCATAAAATCTATTATGCATTACAGGAAGAGGTCTCCGCAAAGATTCTTCATACAATGCAGGAACATTAATCCAATAAAATGAACCAGGGTATTGCCAATGATATTTTGAACAAGATAATCGCTCAGAATAATATGCAAAATGACCACAAAGTATTTGTCTATTAACACGTATCAATCTATTTTTTAATTCTTCGATGTCATGCAAATTGAAATAATACATAGATAATACCCAATCTATAGTAGAATCATTTAAAGAATTTGTTGCTCCCTTACTGTGGGCAAAAAATACAATTGATTTTTCTGCTGACATCTTATCAAATACTCTTGTTTTAAGAGTTTCTCCTTCTCTGTAGTCAATATTATTTTGTACTACATTAAATGTGACATTTTTATAAATTCCTATATTGAAAAATCTTTCCTCCCAAGTTCTTATAAGTTTTTCATCATTTGTGTCAGAAACAGAAAATGTTATATCATATTCATCAAATACATTTGCAAACTCTTTTAAGCACGTAAAATGATATTTGTATATCTCAGGAATTTCACCATCTGGGATATACAAATGATAAACTAATTTGAATTTTGGAGTTTCCATATTATTTCCAATAAGAATAAAGTCCTTTATTAATTTCATATTCAGGCCACTTGAACCTATCTCTCATCTTAAGAGTCTTTGCCCAATTCCACATCTTTCTCAATCCTATTTCAAGACCATGATTGTCTGCATAATCAAGCAAGTCAATTGATTTTTGATATGAAGGAACTGCATGCTTAACTTCATATCTCGCTTCCTTATAAACAATTTCAGCATCCCAATCAAATACTTCAAGCATTAATTCTTTAGCTTCATTGATTGTGCAAGCCTTTGTACCTCCAACATTTATAATCTGTTTACTTGCTTCTTTATATGTTGCAGCGGCCCACAAACAAGGTGTTGTATCATCAATATAGCTGAATGCTCTTGTCTGTTCACCAGAACCATACACCGTAAGCGGTTCACCATTAAGATGTTGATACATCCAAATACCTAAAACATTTCTATATCTGTCAAAAATGTTCTGACCAATTCCATAAACATTGTGAGGTCTAATTATACACCAATCAAGACCGTGTTGTAATCCTGCTGATTGTATATCAAGTTCACAAGCATATTTTGATATTGCATAAGGGTCAAGAGGATGAGGAGTAAGTGTTTCATCAAATAATTCACCTTTTATTCCATCACCGTAAACACTCATTGATGATGTGTAAACAAGACGTTTAACATCATATTCAATACAGCAATTGATTATGTTAGCAGTTGAAATAGAGTTGTTACTCCAATTGAATCTTCTAATAAATGGTGACAATCCTTCTGCAGCATAAGCAGCAAGATGAAAAACATAAGTTGGTCTATACTTATCAAAAATTTCCATCAACTTGACATCTTCAACATCAGATTTTATAAAAACAAAATTCTTATAATTCTCTGTCAGTCCATCAAGATTCTCTTGCAATCCACCAAACAAGTTGTCAATTCCAATGACAGTATATTCAGGAAATTTTCTTAATATATAGTCTGCTAAATTAGAACCTAATAAACCAGCTACTCCTGTGATAATTATTGATTTTCCCATTCTCGTAAATGAATTATTCTTTGGTTTGAACTTCCTCTAAAAGGAAGACTCAAATCCCGTTGAGCATATCTATATGGACCATCAACAAGTATATCACATTTTTTAAGTATTGCTTTCTTCAACGGGTGTTTAATAAGATTTTCATATACATCTCCACTATAAACCCAAATATCTTTATCAGGAAATTTTGTTTTTATTTCACAAATAAGAAAATACAACTCAATTAAACTCTTTAAATTCTGGTCTAAAGGGTCTCCTCCTGACAGTGTAATTCCTTTGATATAAGATTTATCAAGTTTGGTAAAAAGGTCCTTCTTAATTTCTCTAAGAGTCTTCCCCTGTTTGTAATTCCATGTTTCTGGATTATGACAACCTTTACAATGATGAGAACAACCTGCTACCCAGAGCGTTACCCTAAATCCTTCTCCATTATTTACATCTGGCGATGTTATATTCAAATATCTCATATATTATATAATATTCTCTATCTTATATTTTTCTATAACTTTATCATAATTACCTTCTTCGACAAGACAGTCTTTAAAATACATTGCAGTATTAAACATCACTTCTTTAACATTTGCAACGGTAACATCATTCTTTACTATATATTTGTCATCATATAGAGTTAAAGCAATATAAGTAAAATATGCAATATAGTAATATTGTAAATTGCTATATTTTTGATAACATGATGGTTCTTCTACTTCCTTTTCATTGTCCCATGTTGAAGAAGCATTTGGACCTGTATATATAATTTTATACTCATCTACTATATGAAGTTTTCCACCTAATGCCATTACTTGTAACCAAAATATAGTATCACCTGCCATATAATGAATACATTTTGGATGATGTTTGTCATAAAATGATTTTCTTAAACAAGACCCAGGATTGTGATACAAATATACATCATCACAATATCCTGCCAAATGAGATATTGCTGGAGGACAATTATTAAAATATGAAACCCAGTCATCATAATTTTTAATAATATGTGGTTCATATCTGCTTTTATCAATATTATTGATATCTATTATCCTCGTATTTTCATAAAATATCAATTTTCCGCTACATCCATCTATATCAGGATGTGCATCCATATAATTGACAAAGCACTCTAAAAAGTCTGGAAGCAATACATCATCATGGTCAAGTCTAAAAAGCAATTCGCCGGAAGCATATTCATATGATTTGTTGAAAGAATCGATATATGGCCATTTACAATTTGTAGTATTTACAAATAATTTAAACCTCTTGTCTCTTGCACAATATTCATTTGAAACAATATTTACTGTATTATCTGTAGAATAATCATCTACTATAATTACCTCATAATCATTGAAAGTTTGAGACAATACAGAATCTAATGTCCGGCGAATTGTTTTTTCAGAGTTATATGTTGTTACACATATACTTGCTTTCATATATTAATTTTTAATATGTTTTACTCTATCTTTTGTTTCTGCAATTTTACCGTTGTTAAAAGCAGTAGTGTAATTACCAGTAAGATAACCAGTTACACGACGAAGTCTTGTAATATTGTCACTTCCACACTTTGGACATTTTTCACCAATCTCATCTTGATAACCGCAATCCTCACAGCAGTCAAGAGGAAGGTTGACAGCAAAATAAGGAATATCCTTGTCCATTGCATAGTTAACAAGAGTCTCAAGTGCATCAATGTTGTTCTTTACAGTAGAAGGAAGTTCAACATAAGTAATTGTTCCTGCATTGCCCTTGTTTGCCCATTGTGATTCAATATCAATCTTCTGGAAGGGGTCCATCTCCTTCCAAACAGGAACATGGATAGAGTTGGTGAAATAATCTCTGTCAGAAACTCCTTCAATAATTCCATATTTCTTTCTGAAGTTCTTCAATGCAGTATAGCAAAGATTCTCTGCAGGAGTGAAATAAACACCGAAGTTAAGTTTGTATTCTTCCTTGTACTTCTTACAAGTGTCACCGTACAACTTAACTATTTCATCTGTAAGTTCCTTTCCAATACCAACAAAATGGTCACAACCAAACAAAGCATGAGAAGTCTCATTCATACCAAGAAGGCCGATGGTCAAAGTTCCGTGTTTGAGAGCTGATACAATTCCTTCTTCAGGAATATAACCAGCCATCGTGTGATTTTCATACATAAACTTTGCTGACTCCATAGGTTGTTTGCAAATCCAGTTGAAACGCTCAATCAACATATCCTTTGCTTCTTCCAACTTTGTCTTCATCATCTCAATGAAATATCTCTTCAACATTTCATCAGTATACATATTGTTGGTCTCTGTAATACATTTCTCCTTAGCTTCCATTGCAATTGTAGGAAGAATAATTGTAACAGGACAAATATTTCCTCTACCGTCTTTCTGCTGTCCGAGACCATTAATATCAAATCCATTAACAGTTCTGCAACCCATTGTAGCATAATAAGTTAAAGGATTATTTCTATCCCAACCGGCATTCATTGTAGTGTCACAGTTACAGTAGTTAGGATAAATTCTCTGTGCAGTTGATTTCAATGCAAGGCGGAACAAATCATAGTTAGGTGAATCAGGTTCGCGGTTGACTCCCTTCATACATTGGAAAATTCCACAAGGGAAAATTGAAGTTCTGCCAAATTTGCCAAGACCTTCAATTGAAACTTCGAGAAGGGCCTTAGTCACCATTCTTCCTTCATCAGAAGTACAAGTACCATAATTAATGCTTGTGAAAGGAAGCTGATTTCCTGAACGTGACTGAAGAGTATTCAAATTATGATACATTCCTTCAACTGCCTGATGGATTTCTTTCTTAAGCATATCCATTGCGTAATTGTAAACCTTAGCAGTGCAGGTTGCATAGAATTGGTCATTGATTGAAAGATTTTTCAACTCTTCTCTTGTCTTATTATCAATATCTTTCTCATCAATATACTTTGCACCATCTTTGAAATGCTTGTAAAAACTCATTCTAACATAAGGAACCATTGTCCAGTCAAGATGGCTAGCTGAAACTCCTCCAAACTGTTGGAGTGACTGAAGTTGGAAAATGACAGCAACGAGCTGCATAGCAGTATTGACTGAACTTGCAGGACGTACATCTGTCTGACGGGTATTGAAACCCTTATCTAGTAAATCATCAAAAGGAATAGTTAAACAGTTATGCATTCCTGTTGCATAAGAGTCCAAATCGTGAATATAAATTTCATTGTTCAAATGATTGTTTCTTGCCATTTCTGACATGCAATTCCACAAAGCAAAGTCTTTTGTAATGACTCTTGTTGCTTCGCCGACTCGGCCACCGAATGATTTCTCATCTACATTAGCATTCTGGTTCTGAACATTCTTTGCTTCAAGTTTTTCCTTGATACCTTTCATTATCTTGGATTTCTGTTCACGAACTCTTGTTCTTTTGTCTCTGTAAAGAATAAAAGCTTTTGCAACTTCAAACTTATTTTTCTTAATCAAAAACTTCTCAATGACATCTTGAATATCTTCAATTGACGCTGTTCCTTCAGCGGAATCTTCAAACTTTGCAAGGTCTTCATCGAGAAGTTCCAAAAATTTTGGAGTGCATTCTTGCTTGCAGGAATTGAATGCCTGACCTACGGCCTTGTGTGCTTTTTCACGATTGTAAACTTCCTGTTTACCGTCTCTTTTGATTACTTTTTCTAGCATATATTTTACCAATTTTTATTTTTCTGTGAATATATTTATTGAGTCAAGAGCTCAAACTCACAAGATGATATCCTTCAATTTATTATCTAAATCTGTCCTTTCATCACCCTGTCCAGGATTATTTTCGAGATGAAATTTTACTGAATCATAAACATATTTGAACGGAATCTCATCTTTTCTTGACTCTTCATCTTTCAAGAATTGTTGTAAATTATATATAGAAAAGTTGAAATAATTAGGAGTCCATCCACCCTTTAATTCTGGCATATCTTTACAAGATTCAGTTATAATTCTAGAAGATTCATCCATTATATCTTTATAACTTTCCCACCATTTTTCAGTAAAATTCAAATTTCCAAAATTAGAATCTCCTTCATTATAATTCATTACACTAAATAGATATTTTAATCCTATTACTGGTAAGACCATATGATGATTGATATTCAATATGTTTAGAAGATGATTATCTTCAGGGAATTTATGCATTATAGCAGGAGTCATATATTTGTCAAAGTTCTCAAAAAATCCAGGAGTATACAATGTACAATAACCGCAGAACGGATAACCTCCTTGACAGAAACAATTTGCAAATGAAGATATTGCATATTTTCTTCCGTAATAATTATAAGATTTAATCATTGTTTCAATGAATACAGGAGAATACAAAATATCATCATCAATGCATATAATGACATCATCTTTTGAGAAATGTTGTATTACATACAAATGCTTTTTCCATGATTTCAATTCAGCATCATCATACCAATGAATTTGAATATTAAGATTTGATTTAATCAATTCTATGAGTTCTTGAGGAAACAGCTTATACTCTTCAAGATATTTCAAATCTTTATTATAATCAGGAATAGGAAAATCAGATTTTGCTAAATTAAGAACAATAATATCAGGAACAATACTGTTTTCAAGAATAGTTTTCAGTACAGGAGCAACGTTGTTTATTCTATTTTTCCAACTTGATATTGTAACTATAAGTTTATTATTTCCAATATATTTTGTTTTATCTGAAGTTCTTTCTATATCAAGTCCTAAAGCAGGAAAATCTACTGGAGTGTTAGCAGTCAATGCGCGCTTTTTATTGTTCTCATATAAAAATTTTAATGATGCTGGAGGGTCAACATAAGTGCTCTCTGAGACAGCTAATGTGTCATTAATAATATCCCAAAATCTTGGAATAAACTTCGTTGGTCTGCCTCTAAAGTAGTGCCTCTGCAAAGAATCTTCCATAGATGGAAGTGTTGTTGCATACAAGTCTAATATAGGACTCTTGCTTTCTTCGTGCCTGTCTGCTGCAGCTTTATCTGTCCATGCATTGACATCATTAAACAGCATTTTACTATCTTCTGGCAAATGAAATATTTCAGGAAGAAGTATGCTTTTATTGATAGCAAACAATACTCCTATAAAAATATCATCTACACATTTGTGTAAAACATCATCTGTCAAATACTTCTTGTAATTACCCCAGTCTTTCTTTCTATACAATGTTGCAGGACCGTTGAAACACCACATATTGTGTGTCAATACTATCTTGTTAAGAGTAACAGGATGCTGTTTACCGTAAAAACAATATGACACATACATATTCTCTATAAAATTCTCAGGATATAAATGGTCATCATCAACAGAAATTATAAGGTCATTGTCATCAACAACGTCAAGAGTATGAAGATGTTTCTTCCAAGCTTTATAATTCTCAATAAACCAATAAAGCTCTATATATCCTTTGTGTTCATTTATGAGTGACAATAAATCATCAGGAAGGTCTTCCTCCATATTAGGAAAATCTTCTGTACACAAATTAAGAATTATTTTATAGGGCTTTATTGTTTGCTTTAGTATAGTTTCAATAACAGGTTTTACATTATGGATTCTTTTGTACCAACTCGTCATTGTAATATACAATTTCTCTGGTATAATCATTTGTATAGAAAATATATTTAATATTATATCAGAGAAATTAAAGCTGTATTTAACAATAAAGGGAGGATTTCTCCTCCCTTTATTTAATCAGTTACATTGTATATCATATTTACACAATCCTTTGCAGTATCAATACATTCTCTAATAGTTCCTGCAAATAACAATGTTTTGCGACCATCAAAGTATTGATTAAGCTCATACAAATCATTTATTCTTTGTTCTATCTTGAATGTATTATCTCCAATTGTTGCAACTAAATTAGATGCTAACATTTTAGAAAATAGTACAAATTGCTTACGTGTCAGTGTCATATCAATTAATTTTTATTTTATATAATATTCAATATAATTGCTTCCAGGGCCAGTAGCAGGATATACCTTTGAATCATCTAATTTATCATACAATACTGGAGCAGAAACGTTGTTTATTACAGCATAACCAGGAACAATATCGTGAACAAGTTCATTAATTCCGTTGTAAATCTTCAACTCATAGAAGTACAAGTCTTGTGCTACATATGCAGTTGGATCTTCATATCTGTAATCAAGAGCATTATTCAAGAAGTAAGTGTAGTAGATTCTAAGTGGAAGATTTGAAGGAGTGTTATTTTCATAGCTCCAATTATCAACATTGAATATATTGAAGTTATTAGGATCACTCTGTCTGTAAATCTTTACCTTATTATCTTGAGTATGACAAATGTCAAGAACTATAATATCACTATTTCTTCCAATATCTCCTGAGAATACTGATGCTGGATTAGTACCATTTGTAGTAGCTACATTCCACTTTGTTGCAGGGCTTCCATTACGGTAAGTGAAGTATCCTGTAAAGATATTAGCTTTACCTGAATTACCACTACCACCTCTGTGGAAGTCAGTAACTGAAGTTATTGTGCTCTCATCATTTACATCATCTGCTGTTGCTGCACCAAACAAAGGTTGAACCTCATACCAGTCTGAGCTCTTGTTCTTAAAGATATATTCATATCTGTAATTTCCACAAAGAGGAATTCCACCAAGCTCAAAGTAAGTCAATCCGTTTGCTCTTCCAGGATGGATGTATTTCAAAGGATTTACTCTTGCTGTTTGTGTGTATTCAGGAGTTGATGTATTACCACCCCAGCTGTAAGGAATGCTGTCATAGTTTCCTGCTCTTACACAACCTTCAAATGATTTCTGTGATTTGCTTGCAACTCTTACAGCGTCAGCAAAGCTACAACCATAGAAGGTCTTCCAGAATCCAGGTACTCTTGAAATCAATGATTCACAACCTGCGAACATTCTCTTAAGAGATACAATTTCAACGTCATCTGCTGGGTGCAAGAATGGAATATCTTCCTCTGAATTGATAGTAGAAAGAAGAGTACAATTTGCAAATGTTTCTTCAAATGAAACTGCCTTAGTGTTGTAAACGAAGAAGTTAGCAGGCAAAGTAGTTAAATTAGTATTCTTAAAGGTCTTGTTGAATGAAACAATTTCAACGCAGTTGTTGAACAATCCGCTAGTAGGAATCTGTTCAAGAGTAGTATTCTCAAACAAGCTATCTGCAGAAGTGCAATCAACACAAGTCTTATAGATATTACCAACGCTTATAAGTTTTGAATAATTCTTATCACTTATATTGAATCTTGGCATTGTTCTGAAGACTGCGGCACCGTTTGACTGGTATGCAACCAATCCACCAGGATTTTCAAGATTTCTAGGAACATCTGCCCAACTTGCAGGGAACAAATCTGAAGAAGTACCAGTACCGAAGCAAGGAAGCATTCCAGAAACATTTCCTTCTGATATTACATGGAACCACTTAATATTCTGAGTATTAGAAGTTCTTTGTACACCATTGATTGTTCTCTCAATAGGAGTAACTGTAATATCATATTCAGTATTAGCTGAACGGTAAGTATGGTAAATAACCTTTTCTCCATCAGAATCACCAGTTATTGCATCAAGATGTGCATCAGAAGTTTGTTCTGCAGTATCACCCCAGTCAATAATGATAGGTCCTACAACATTGTAGTAAAGTCTTACTGTTGTGTAATTTCCACTACCAGTTACTACTGTCATGTGAAGTTCTGTTGCTTCATACTCTGTATAATTTCCTAAGTAGTCTCTTGAAATTGATATTGAGTAGTTGAAAGGATCTTCTCCAGTTCCAGTAGTGATAGAACCAATGTATTGGCTATATCTACCACCTCTTGTGACCTTGACATCAACATCATCTTCAAGTTCTGTGATAGTAATTTCATGCATTGTATTAGCAAGAAGCTTAACAGTTGCAGGATTATTAGAAGCAGTAACAATAACCTTGTTGAAAGGAGGTTCTGTCAAGTTTCTAATTGAAGTATTCTGCAAAGACTCAATCAACAATCTCTTATCAGTAACCAACTTGTTAGAGTTAAGAATTGTAATATTAGCAGTAATAGGCTTATAGAATGAAACAGTGTATTCATCATCTTTGCTTATCTCTGCAGGAAGCTCTTCCATTATGATAGGTGCTGGTTTGTTGTAGTAGTAACCAGGTTGTTCTGAGTAAGTAGATTCAACATTAACTACAAGACGTCTAAGACCGAAGCAACCATTTTCAGGGTCATAAACATTTGTTGGCATAGTAATTACACCGACATTTGAAGGTGAAGTCTTAATTCTGTAGATGTTAGAATCTCCATCAACTTGAACATCTGCATAACCAGGAATTCTTTCATGCATTCCACGAGTCTCATCTTGCAAGTAAATTACACGAGAAACAATATTGTAAACGTGGATAGGAATACTTCTGTTAATAGTAGGAAGATTCTTAGAAGAAATTCTTATTGCAGCTGCTTGAGTTCTTGAAACATCAGCACCAGTAATGCTAAGAGTTCTAGTAGTAGATGAGTATTCATATGCATTTGCACCGTAGTGAACAAGGTACTCAGGATTTGATACTACGAAATCAAGTTCATCATCTGATGTATCAGAAGGAGTGAATACGATTGTGAATGATTGAGTTTCACCTTCAAACAATGAAATTCCCTCATTGTAATCAATCTCATGATTAGTAGAATCCATAATCTGAATAGATTGAAGAGTTGCGCTAGGAGCAATTGAAAGTGATGCACTCATTGTGCCGTACTTGTTAGATACTGCTGAAATATCATAGTATCTTGTACCTGAAGTAGAACCTTCAAACATTACTTCAACTGAAGAAGATGTCATATTTCTGTATCTCAAATCAGGGTCAATTGTCCATGTAACTCCCTTGTCTGATGCAAGAACGAAGTCATCTGGCAAATATTTTACATTATATGTATACCACTTATTAGGAACAATATCTACAGGTCCATCAATCTGAATTCCACTAAGACCAGTGGTAGAAGAAACGTTTACAGTAAGGTTGCAACCTACTTGTCTGAACATTGCTTCAATACCGTCCTTGTAACCGCTTGATACTGTGCAACCTGCTCCAATATTTACTACACCAGTAAGATAAGGGATATTAAGGCTGTAAGTAGTATCATCAGCAATACCTCTCTTTGTAAGAAGAGTCTTCCAAGTATTGAACTCGGTTTGAGTTTGAATATTCCAGATAAATCCAGTCAAACGTACATTAGCAAGAACATTTCCTGTTGTTCCAATGATTCTTTCAAGAATAGTCCAAGTATTAATGTTAGGACAGTTCTCAATCCACAAGGTTGAAAGGTTCTTGTAATTTACGAAGCTGATACCTGCATTTGTAATATAATTCATATTAACAAGCTTGACAGTAGCGATTGAAGCAGGATATGCTACACTTCTAAGATTTGCACCAGTTGTTGAGAAGTCAATGTTAGTGATAGCAGTATCAGTTGCCTTAACAGATTCAATAGTATTAATCTGCTGGAGACCGTTAAGCAAGCTAAGTTTCTTACAACCTCTAACATCAATGTTCTTCAATGAGGTATTAGTAGCAGATACTGTCAAGTTAGTCAAGTTCTCATTGTAGTAAGGAGAATCCCAACCAAGAAGAATATCTGTAATCTTAGTAGCATTACCAATTGCGACAGAGTCAGCGTACTTGTCAGCAAGTTGTCCGAATGAAAGGATATATGGAGCACCGTAAATAATAGTTTCAGTATTGTTAAATCTCATTGGAGGAGGAGTTACCTTATAAGGCTTATTCTTCTCAGCACGGACATAAGCATCAACTGAACCGAATCTTACACGGAGATACATATCAGTATAAGGAGTCAATGTGAACTCTGCATTAGGCTCTACAATAGGATTGTAGACTGCAGGAGTGTAAAGACGCATTGTAGCATAAGCATCATGATAAGTACTACCAGTATTGTAACGAGAGTCCATATAAATGAATCTGTTACTCAACCACCACTTTCTGTGTTCTGCTCTAGAACCTTGGCACTCATACAAGTAACCACCTTCCTGAACAGTTACACCAGCTGTAC